AAAGAGAGGTATATTATGACGAATAAACTAAAGCAACTCACGTGGGCGCATCACCAAGCGGCTGAACGTAGAAAGTTCGCAAAGCAATTAATCAGTGGTGGTATTGATCCTTTCGTATATTACAAATTTCTAAACTGCCAGTATCTCGTATACAAGATGCTCGAAGAACTTGTAATCATCCCACCCAATCTAACATCAATCTATAGAGCGCCCCGTATCCTACAGGATATTGAAGAGCTTGGCGAAATCTATGGTTTTGATGATATCGATCATTACCCTAAATCAGTGGGCAAATGTATGACGCACATGCAAGGTCTTGCAGACGCAGACGATAATGATGGTCTACTATCACATATGTACGTTCGCCACTTTGGTGAGTTGCATGGTGGTCAGATAATCAAAGCTAAGACCCCAGGTAAGGGTGTCATGTACGAATTTGAAGGCGACACTAAGGTTCTTATCGAAGAATTTAGGAAGCTTCTCCACGATGGTATGGAAGAAGAAGCCAAACGTTGCTTTGACTTCGCTTCAGAATTATTTGATGAGCTATCAAAATAGTTGACAAATCGGAGTTTTTGTTATATAATAAATCTATTATAAACTACATAAGGAGTGTCCAAGATGCAAGATGAAGCATTAGAAGAAATTAACCTTAAACCAAAGCCGAAGGCTGAACGTATTGCCAAAGATGTTGCGGCAAGGAAGCGTCGAAAAGAAGCTAAAGGTATTATAGAAACTCGAACGACTAATGAGTATAATAGACTACGTAGGGAACGTAAAAAGAAATAATGTTATTTAAATTTAAAAAAAATACAATAACAGTAGACGCTTTTACTGATCAGGAAAATGTTGCCAAGACGCCAATTGCTTCTAGCACAAAATATGTTCCTGATTGGTTTAAGTCTATGAAGCCTACCAAGGCGTATGCCCAAGATGGGATGGTGGTTGTCTCTAGTACATTCAAGAAGTGTCCTGGAATGATCGACAATCTAAAGCACAGCTTCACTATCCCAGCATGGTCTGACTTCATTGTCAAGGCTACAGATAATGGCATCGTCAAACAGTTCCCTCATTCTGAATTTGATTATGGGGCGCAATATCACAATGACCCCGAAACATCACCTATTGGAGCATTCGCACCAAAAGTGCATGTTAAGATTTTGTCGCCGTGGTATCTCAAAGAAAAGACGGGCGTAAACTTTTATCAGTCACAGGCGTTCTGGTCATTCAACGCAACCAATTCTACTATATTGATACCACCAGGTGTTGTTAATTATAAGCACCAACACAGTACACATATCAACATGTTCATCACTAAAGATTTGCAATGTGATTTTGAACGTGGTGACGCATTAATGTATTTGCACCCAATGTCTGAGGACAAAGTTGTTATCAAAACACATGTAGTAGATACAAATGAATACAACAAGATCAAAGGGTCTACATATTACCCCAAGTTCACAAATGGGTATAGGGAGATGATGGAATGAGTTTTTCGTTATGGGGGCGTTTGGATAATTACGCTGATGATTTGACTAAGCGTTTCGACAAATCTTTTGTGAGATACGACAACCCTAAGTACACTGAAAACATGAAGTTCGAAGGTTGGACAGACACGTTTTGGCATTCAGATAAGATCGGTAAGTGCCATCTAAAAACAATTCAACCAAAAGATGCTAAGTCTTTGTGGTTGATGCACATCAACATTTTTCCTAAAGAGGGCATTGAACTTCCAATCTTGGGCTTTGATATCGTAGCAGGACCCAAAAAGATCACTGGATCGTTTATGGACTTCTCACCATTACATGGGTATGAGCATCCATACAACGAATATATGAAACAAGCCATCTTAGGATTAGAATGGATTAAACCACGTGAGTTACCAGATTGGGCTAAAGAAATATTCTCAGATGATATGATTGCTGTTGGCAACATACGAGAGGGGCATGAGTTGGATCAGTTCATCTCAATCACATCTCAACTAGTGACATATTACTTGAAGAACTTGGAAGAACAGGCAGTTGTATCAAACCGTGATACACTTCCTATACTGAATAAATACTGCTCAAACCAAAAGCTAAATCCTCATTTGCACAGATCAATTCTGGCTATGGGCATTAGTGAAGAAGACAAGGAATCTTACGTAAACAACGTACTCTTCGAGGAAAAATAACTTGACAATTAACGGTTGTTGTGGTAATATGTCTATATGTAAAGGTATAGATTACATAACGTTTAATAATCATGCATTTAAGATAACTGTACACTACTGCGAAGGCTGTGGACAGGTAAAGGCAACCTCTAACATTAAGGAAAGTAACATGGCAGGTGATAATATTATTGTAGAAAAGGCAGGGCAAACGCTCAGAGCCGAATATTTCAAAACTGAAAACGGATCGGGCATTCGTTGTTTTATTAATGAAGAGTTCATCCAAGAAGAAATCTACGAAGGTAAGTCGATTCATTGGGCAGAGAGTGCGGCATCTAATTGGACGTCGGGTGTCAAGACACTGAATGGATAAACAACAGCCTACGATCAACCCAAGAACACCTGAGAAGGTACATCACGAGATATCAAATATGTTATCTAGGGGCGTCAATTACATTGATGCTCTAATTGAATATGCACGTCAGAACGACTTAGAGATAGAAGCAGTTGCTGACATAGTTAAGAAGTCCTCAATCTTAAAAGAAAAAGTAAGAATTGAGGCAGTGAAGATGAAAATGGTGACTAAAGATGAAAGAGATATCACGGAGTTATGTGACTAAAGAATCGTTTGAGACATATCGTATGTACCAAGCAATGCATAGACACTTCAACGTTGACAAATTTGATTTCCATAGGTACAGAGGGAAAACGAATGTTAAGGTAGAAAGCTTCAGAACAAGGAATGACGTATATTCATTCTATAGGTTGTCGCAAGAAGATAATGTACAAGAACTCATATTGGCAAATCTTATCCACAACAAGAAGGCGTGGGTAAGAGATATTGTTTCAGATGAAGGCAAGCAACGCTATTTAGAATGGCGGCGTAAGAAAGAATCTTTGACAAGAGTGGTAAAGGATGATCTGAACCAACTAAATGATGATTGGCAATCCAACTTCGTTTCAGTTAAAGGTCAGCATCCTATTATCATATCATTATTATTACAGAAGCAAATAACGTTGGAGACATTTACAATTCTCACTCACGTAGCAAATATTTTTGCGTATTGGGAGACGAATTTACTTGACAAAATCGTTGCTTATGATATAATTAAACAATCAAGAAAATACAGACCTTTCTTGAATATTGATGAAAAAAAGTTCAAGAAAGTCATTCGAGAACACTTTTTTTGATATAAATAAGCAGTGGACTTAGTTCACTACACATCGCAATATAACATACACAACGCTATAAAAAGCAAAATTAGGAGATACAAGTCATGGACTTTAATACACTCAAAAAGAATCGTTCAAACTCATTGAACAAACTAAACTCACAGCTTGAGAAAATTCAAAGCAAGAGTTACTCAGACCCCAACGAAGGTAAAATGTGGAAGCCTACACGCGACAAAGCGGGTAACGGTTTCGCAGTAATTCGTTTCCTACCAGCACCATCAGGTGAAGATGTTCCATTTGTTCGCATGTGGGATCACGGTTTCCAAGGACCAACAGGTCTGTGGTATATCGAAAACTCTTTGACTACATTAGATCGTGATGATCCAGTATCAGAATACAACAGTAAGTTGTGGAACTCTGGTGTCGAAGACGATAAGGCAGAAGCACGTAAAATGAAACGTCGCTTGAAGTATGTTTCTAACATCTTGGTGATTTCTGACCCATCAAACCCACAAAATGAAGGCAAGGTCTTTATGTATCAGTATGGTGCAAAAATCTTTGGTAAACTTCAAGAGCTTATGAACCCACAGTTTGACGATGAAACTGCGGCTGATCCGTTCAACATGTGGGAAGGTGCTAACTTCCGTCTGAAAATTCAGAAGGTTGCTGGTTACCCCAACTACGATAAGTCAACGTTCGACACACCATCTGCTATTTCGGATGATGATTCTGAATTGGAACGCATCTTTAACGAAGCACATTCCTTGAAGGAATTGGTTGATCCAAAGAACTTCAAGTCATATGATGAGTTGAAAACAAAGTTCTACCGCGTACTTGCGTTGGATCAATCACCATCAACACCTAACACAGCGGCAGAGGTTGATGATTTGGATATGTCTAGCTTTGGTGGTAATTCACCAGAACCTACACTAACCACAATGCCAGAGGCGCAATCAACTGCTCCTTCAATGTCCATGAGTGATGACGATGATGATGATCTGTCAATCTTTAAGGAACTTGCGAATGGCTAATAAAACCTATGAAGAGGTTTTAGATTTTGACTTTGGTTTCAGCTTCATTGATGAAGAGCTTCAAGAGAAAGAAGCTGAAGCCAAGGTTGCTATTGAGAGAGTTAGCAGTGAGAAGCAGACGTTAGAAGACCAACTAACTGACGCTAAACTCGCGGCTGACGATCTTGAATATCGTTTAGAACTATTATTTAAATCGGTAACACCGTTCTTGGACAACTTATGTAAGAACTCTGAGAAATCAACAATTTATTGGCCTGATCGCGTAGCAAAGATTGAGGCTTATAAGAGCAAACTTAAATCTATAGTAGAAGGTAGTTAAATTATGAATGATTTATTGAACTCAATCGTCAGTAACAGTACGATTAAAATGACTGCCCCTATTATGAAGTCCAAGGTATATGGCAAGAAAGACATGGCTCCTACACAGGTTCCTATGGTCAACGTTGCTTTGTCTGGACGTATTGATGGCGGTTTGACACCAGGACTGCTAGTCTTAGCAGGACCTTCCAAACACTTTAAGTCAGCATTTGCCCTACTTATGGCAGGTGCTTTCATGAAGCGGAACCCAGATGCAATTCTGATGTTCTTTGATGCAGAGTTTGGAACACCACAAGCATACTTCGAAAGCTTTGGCATCGACATGGAACGTGTAGCCCACATTCCAATCACAGATGTCGAGCAATTGAAGTTTGAGATTATGCAACAGCTTGATAAGATTGAGCCTAAGCATCATGGTAAAATTGTTATCGTTATCGACTCTATCGGTAACCTAGCTTCCAAGAAAGAGGTGCAAGATTCACTTGATGGCAAATCAGTTGCTGATATGTCAAGAGCTAAATCTATTAAGTCTCTATTCCGTATGGTAACGCCACACCTTAACCTTAAAGACATCCCATTGATTGCGGTTAATCACACGTATCAAACACAAGAGATGTATTCTAAGGCTGTTGTGTCTGGTGGTACTGGTATCATGTACAGTGCGGATACTGTTTGGATTGTTGGACGTCAACAAGACAAGGTAGGTACTGAAATCCAAGGTTATCATTTTGTTATTAATATTGAGAAGTCACGATATGTGCGAGAAAAGAGTAAGATTCCAATCTCAGTATCGTGGGACAGTGGTATTATGAAGTGGTCTGGTCTTATGGAAGTTGCTGAGAAAGGTGGCTATCTAACCAAACCTAAAGTAGGTTGGTATGAAGCTATTGATCCAGAAACTGGTGTCGTACTCTCAGATAAGTTGATGAGAGCAAAAGAGATCGTTGACAACAAAGACTTCTGGCTTAAGATGTTCGAAGAAACAAACTTTGGCAAGTACATCAAGGATTCATTTACTATTGGTGCATCAGGTGCTATCATGCGTGATGACGAAGTAACTCCAGAATCTATCGATGAACTAATCGACGATACTGACGAATAATTTCCTTGACATTACACGTTTAGTGTAATATTATACAACTTAAGATGGCGGCTAATTTCATTGGTCGCCATCATGCAAAAAAAAAAAAAAC